TGTGATAGGCGGCGGAGGTGCCGGAGGCTTTGGCCAAACAGTCCCTGGCGGCGGCGGCGGCGGGGTTGGTCTTCTTGGCCAAGGGACGAGCGGCACAGCCGGATCAAATAGCGGTGGCGGCGGTGGCGGCAGCGGCGGGAGTGCTGGTAGCAGTGCGGGTGTCTCCGGAGGCGCAGGAGGTCTGTACGGCGGTGGCGGCGGTGGAAACTGGGCTAGTGGCGGTGGCGGTGGCCTTGGTGTTGCTGGCGCAGTTCGCATCATCTGGCCCGGTACAACGCGCTCCTTCCCATCAACAAACACAGGGGACCTATAAATGGAACACACAGACCTCGAACTCTACATCCGAATCCGTGACGGGCAACCATTTGGAAACCCGATCTTTGGAGACAACTTCCGTGAGGCGTTCCCGGATGTCAACGTCAATGAGCTTCCGGCTGACCAATTTGCCAAGTTCATCCGCGTCGATGCTCCTGTTCCCGACACCTATGAGGTGTACGAGGGTGTGACCTACCAGTGGGTCGATGGTGTCGTGAAGGACGTGCATTCGGTGCGCGCAATGACGGATGAAGAGCGCGCAGCCAAGGACGCCGAATTGGCTGAACTGGCCACCCAAAATGCTAATGCGATGCACCAAATCCGCATGGAGCGGTGCCAGACTACTGCCGACGAAACGGAAGACGCCACGCAAAAGCAGCTTTGGCTTGATTGCCTTGCAGCGCATCAGGATTGGGTGCTTGAAAGCGTCAATCCGATCACACCTGCATTTCCTCCCTTCCCTAAGCAGGATTAAAGTGGCAATTAGGTAGCCGTTATATTATTGTATAAGGATTAATTATGGCGCGTAAGAAAGTGTCGGAACCCGTTGTGGCTCCGCTTGATGAATTTCATTATTTTGTAACCCCTATCTATATCACCAAGCAGCCGCAGTTCCTTGAGACTATGAAGGTAATTGCTGCCGACAGCATAAAGAAAGTTCACGGTAAAGCCAAACCCAACAAAATCCATCCGGTTCTTATGTCGGGCAACATGTTGGAAGACCCTCGCATTGAGGAGTTTGCCAGCTTTGTTGGCAGCACGGCGTGGAATATCCTGTCCAGCCAAGGCTACGCAATGGAGAACTTTAGCACCGTGTTTACGGAACTGTGGTGCCAAGAGCATTACCAAACGTCATCGATGGATTACCACGCGCATCCCGGCGGCAACTTCCTCGTTGGTTTCTACTTCCTTGATGTGCCTGAGGGGTCGCCTCACGCTGTTGTACATGATCCACGCCCCAGCCGGATGATGCTCAGCTTGCCTGAAGCAAATCCCTCACAGGCGACACTTGCCAGTACAATGATTAACTTTAAGCCAGAGCCGGGAACGATAATGGTTGCCCCTGCGTGGCTGGCACACAGCTTCGGTCGTAATCCGTCTAAGGCCCCGTTCCGCTTCGTTCACTTTAATATTAGTGTACAGCCCAGTGCCCCTGCGGCGTGTCCAATGCCGGAAGCGGAAATCATCTAATGGCGCTGTTCCACATCCGCTACAACCAGACGCGGGGTAAGCCGGGGCGCGGCACCGTCGATCACGTCTGGCGCGTGTTCGAGGACGGCAAGGAGTATTTGACAAAGAACGTCGAGATCAACGTACCCTGCAAAGGGGAGAAAACCGGCGGAGATTGGAGCATGGTCTGCGAGGGCACTCTGCACTTGGATCGTGAGACATCTACTGCTATAATAAACTCCGCGACCTGCTTGCCAATTCAATCATCGAACAGGCAAAAGAAGTCATCATGCGCGACGTGATCGCTAAACAACTAGAAGCCCAATAATTAAATAACTTATCAGCCGCCTTTAACAAGGTAATTATTATTTTATAGGTTATATATACAATGAAAATATGCGTTTATGCCATTTCCAAAAATGAGGAAATGTTTGTCAAACGGTTTTGCGATTCAGCTAAAGACGCGGATCTAATCCTGATTGCGGACACTGGATCGACCGACAATACCGTTAAGCTTGCCAAGAAGTATGGCGCAAAGGTGCCACCAATCTGCATTACGCCTTGGCGCTTTGACGATGCGCGCAACACTGCCTTGGCCCTGATTCCAAAAGACATTGACGTTTGCGTCAGTCTGGATCTGGACGAAGAACTTCAGCCCGGTTGGCGTGAGGAAATTGAGCGCGTGTGGGAAGAAGACACTACCCGCCTGCGATATAAATTCGACTGGGGCGCTGGCATTGCCTTCTTTTACGAAAAGATCCACGCACGTCATGGCTATCGCTGGTTACATCCATGCCATGAATACCCGGTGCCGTATCTGATTGATGAGAAATACGCTCAGACGGATATGCTGCTGGTGATCCATAAGCCAGATAACACCAAGAGCCGTGGCCAGTATCTGCCGCTGCTGGAGATGTCGGTCAAGGAAGACCCGCACGATCCGCGCAATGCATTTTATTATGCCCGCGAACTGTCGTTCCATGAGCATTGGCAAAAGTCCATTGACGAATGCAACCGGTATCTGGCGTTACCCGGTGCCAACTGGGCGAATGAGCGCTGTTATGCTTACAGGGTAATGGCGCGCTGCTATTCAGCACTGGGCGACTGGGATAATGCCATGAAGTCTGCGCGCATGGGCATGGTAGAAGCGCCAAACACCCGTGAGCCTTGGGTCGAGATTGCTAAGCTGGCCTATGAGCGGCACATGTGGGCCGAATGCTATGGCGCTGCGCTGTCTGCGCTGGCTATTAAGGATCGCGAATTGGTCTATACGGTCGATCCTGAGGTGTGGGGCTCAAAGCCGCATGACTATGCCAGCATTGCAGCTTGGAACCTTGGCATGAAAGACGTTGCCATTGAGCAATGCGAACTGGCCCTACAGCATGACCCGGATGAGGCAAGATTGCTTGAAAACCTAAGGCTTATGACCGAAAACATTGATTGATTATCAGCACTAGAACATTGCTTTAATATTTGGTAGAACGCAGCGAACACTTTTATTGCAGCGGGACGCCATGCCAGCAACACCTCAGACAACACCACTTACCTATAATGGCTATGTGACGCAGGTCGCCACTATGGCCATTGTTGATGTGCAGACCACCTCCGGTATTGTTGTGGGGGTAGATGCGTCATTCAACGCCATTATTCCTCAAATGCTTAACTATGCGGAATTAAGGATCCAGCGCGATTTAGATTTACTTCCATCTCAAACATCGCGCCCGTACACCATGACCATTGGCAGTAACCAATTGCAGCTTGGCGCGTATGATTTTGTTACTATCCAAACAATTACCCTGACCGTTTCTAACGAAACATACACGTTGCTCCCGGCAACAAAAGAATATTTGCAAAATGTATATGGCTCTGCCGCTACTGCAAACAGGGCGCGGCCAAAGCTTTTTGCAATGTTTGGCGGTGACCTTTCCACTGGCGGCGAAACTTACAATAACATCTTAATTGGCCCTTATCCTGACGCCGCTTACACTGTTGAGGTGGTCGGCACGGTGCGCCTTCCAACGCTGTACGAAAACGCGACAACGCCTTTGGCCGCTACCGGCACAACCTTTATCAGCACATACTTCCCAGATCTTCTGGTTCAAGCATCGCTGATTTACATATCCCAGTTTCAACGCAACTTTGGGGCAGCTTCTAACGACCCATCTATGGGTCCGACATATGAATTGCAGTATCAGAACCTGCTTAGGGGGGCTTCTGTCGAAGAGGGGCGCAAAAAGTTTAGCGCATCCGCTTGGTCATCTATGCAGCCTCCTGTAGCAGCCACTCCAACAAGGTAGCGCTTCATGCCTCACGCCAGTTTGAAGCTACGCCCCGGCGTCGATCAGAATGAAACACCGGCCCTGAATGAGGCTGGCATTTCAACAAGCGAACTTGTCCGCTTTATTCCCGATCAGCAGCAGGGCGCTTTGGTTCAAAAGCTTGGCGGGTGGACTAAGTATTTTCCTAACACCACACCAGCCATTACCCGCGCCCTGTGGGCTTGGCAGGATACACTGGCAACCAAGCATCTTGCTTATGGCACAGAAGAGATTGGCGTTACAGGAATTGCGCAACTTGGCGTCATTACAGATGGCGCTCTTAGTGATATAACGCCGCGCCAAACCTCAACTAACGTCGCGGCAGCAGCTTCTGCAACAAGTGGAAGCAGCTATGTCATTATTACCGACGCCACGGTACCCGGCATAACCCGATTCAATTCAGTTTATATTGCAACGCAAATATCAGTTGGTGGTGTTGTTCTTTTTGGGTTGTATCAATGCGACCCTGATGGGTATCTTGGGGCCACAACTTATTCGGTTCAAGCCATAGACAGTCTTGGATCACCGCTTCCCGCCACTTCGACATCAACGACCACAACGCTGCCGCTTTTCTCCGTCGTTTCGGCGTCCCCAGCCGTTACTGTCACGCTGGCTAATCACGGTTATTCGGTAGGAAGCACATTCACCGTCCTTATGTCCACAACGGTTGGCGGCACTACACTCTATGGCGACTTTGATGTTCAATCTGTCATCAGCAGCAGCCAGTTCACAATTAATGCCCTGACGCTTCCAACATCAACAACAACCGGCTATTTAAATGGAAACCAAGCCCATTTTATTTATAACTTTGGGGTCGGGGCCATTTCTTCTGGTACAGGCTATGGTGTTGGCACTTACGGCGGTGGCGGCTATGGGACTGGGACCGCTGTTGCACCCAGTACCGGAACCGCAATTAATGCGGACGATTGGACCTTTGATAACTGGGGGGAAATTCTTCTTTCCTGCCCAACTTACGATGAGTCTCCGCCATTCCAAGCTATTTACGAATGGGATCCAACTAGTTCCGCCCCCTCTGCAACCGTAATTCCGCAGGCACCGCCCGTGAATGCCGGTTTCTTTGTTGCCATGCCTCAGCGCCAGATTATTGCCTTCGGCTCTACTTTTACTGGCATCCAAGATCCCTTGCTTGTCCGCTGGTGCGATGTCAGCAATTACTCAGACTGGATTGGTACGGTCATCAATCAGGCTGGTTCCTATCGTATTCCTAAGGGCTCTAGGATTGTTGGGGCGCTTCAGGCTGCGCAGCAAGCGTTTCTCTGGACTGACATTGGCGTATGGTCGATGCAGTATATCGGTCAGCCGTATGTGTACTCTTTCAACGAAGTGGGCTCTGGCTGCGGCCTGATTGCCAAAAAGGCTGCGGCGTCTATCAATGGTTCAGTTTTCTGGATGGGGCCATCGCAGTTCTTTTCAATGACCGAACAAGGTGTGCAGCCTGTTTTTTGCCCAATTTGGGATGTTATTTTCCAAGACCTCGACCAAACAAACTTGGATAAAATCCGGGTTGCAGTGAATTCGCGTTTTAATGAAATCACTTGGTACTATCCGACCATGAGCAATGGCGGAGAAGTTAACGCATACGCTAAGTACAACGTGGGTCTAAAGGTTTGGGATTTTGGTACGCTTGGCAGGTCAGCTTGGGTTGATCAGTCGGTCCTTGGCCCTCCTATTGGAGCCGACCCAAGCAGCCGGTACATTTACCAGCACGAAACATCTACAAACGCTGATGGCGTACCTATGCTTTCTAGTTTCCAAACGGGCTATTTTGCTATGGCTGAAGCGGACGTTAAAGTCTTTGTCGATCAAGTTTGGCCAGACATGAAGTGGGGCTATTACGGCGGCACCCAAAACGCTACGGTCAACCTCACATTCTATGTCGCAGACTATGCTGGCCAGACGCCTATCACATATGGCCCCTTTCCATTGACGCAGGGCACGACATTTATTTCCCCGCGCTTCCGGGGTAGGCTAATGTCAATTGGACTTGGCAGCAGTGACATTGATTCATTTTGGCGTATTGGAAACATTCGCTATCGCATCCAGCCTGACGGAAAGTTTTAAAACATGGCATCATTAAGCGATCTTCTCACTACCGCAAAAAACATTGCATCCGCCATTAACGGCGTGGCGCAGACTTATGTGGCCGTGCAGGGTGCAAGAATTCTCCAAACCATTACTGCCACGGCTGTCGTAAGCAATGCCGCTGGGCGTTTGGCAATGGTAACTGTAACAACCGCAGGTTCAACTGCGGGTGTTATTTACGATGCCGACGCAACTGGCATCACAACGCGCCCCATTTACATTATCCCAAACACAATCGGTGTTGTATTTGTTAATCTTCCGGTAGCTTATGGTATTGTAGTGGTCCCCGGTACAAGCCAAGTTGTCACAGTAAGTTATTCGTGAGGTTATTATGCCATTAAAACACGGTAAATCGCAGAAAGTCATCAGCGGCAATATTGCTGAAATGATTAAATCCGGGCATTCTCGTGATCAAAGCATTGCCGCCGCGCTTTCAACTGCGCGTAAAGTACGAGCATCTGGCGGTCAGGTTAGCACAAAGGTCCATAGCGGCCCTATCCATAGCGCCGTAGCAGGCCGCACAGATCACCTTCCAATGCATGTAGAATCAGGATCTTACGTTATCCCTGCCGACATTATTAGTGCAATGGGTGAGGGCAACACGATGGCTGGCTTTAAGCACATGCGAACCATCTTTGGTGGGATACCTTATACCGGCCAAGAAGAGCCCTATGGCGTCGAAGGCGGACCTTATGGTGAGCCCTTACCCAGTAAGGCTGAAGGCGGCGCTGCAACTGTACCGATTGTCGCTGCTGGCGGTGAATATGTTGTAACACCTGAGCAAGTTGTTGAAGCTGGTGGTGGAGATCTTAGCACAGGCCACCGAGTATTAGATGAATTTGTTAAGCGCATGCGCGCTGAAACCGTTAACACATTGAAAAATTTACCGGGCCCCAAGAAAGATTAATTATGACAGATAAGACAAACCCGAATGACCTCAATATCCGCATTGGTATGCCTGAAGATATTGATGAAATCATGGTTGTTGCCTTGCAAGCAACTGAGGAAAATGGGTTTCTTGAAGCTAGTCCGGAAAAGTTAGTCCAAGAAATCTACCCGGCCCTGTGCCAAGATCACGGTATTGTTGGCTTAATTGGACCAAAAGACGGGGCGATTGAGGGTATTGTGGTTCTTCGAATTGGCTCAATGTGGTACTCAGATGCGCCGGTTGTTGAAGAAAAAGCTATCTTCATTCACCCTGAATTTCGCAGTGCAAAAGGTGGTCGAGCAAGGCGTTTATGCGAATTTAGTAAAAAAGTATCCGATAGCCTTGGAATTCCTCTGATAATTGGGGTATTGTCGAATAACAGGACGGAAGCTAAGGTGCGGATGTACGAACGCCAGTTTGGAAAGCCAAGTGGTGCTTTTTTCCTATACGGCGCGAAAACTGGAGATCACTCCAGAATGGAGCATTAAATGGGCGGCAAAACCTCTAAGTCAACACAAACAGTAAGTGTCCCAGCAGACGTTCTTGCGCGGTATAATTCCGTCAATGCCCGTGCTTCTGCTGCTGCCAACACGCCATTTGAGCGGTATAGTGGACAATTTGTTGCGCCTCTGACTAGTTCTCAAATATCTGGGATGTCAAACATTAATGCCGCA